TTACTTGGTGATGGGGTCTAGGCGGTCTTTCAGTTTTGTTGAGTCTTTGCCGTGGCCGGTGAATGTGGCGGCTTGATGTGGCGCGCTAGTTGGTGCACCAGTCTCGGGGCTTCTGTGCGTGTGGCTTGCGCATGTGTTTGATAGTTCGGTGACGACTTGCATTAGCTCGCTGAGTAAACGCAGCACGTTCTCTTGCTCGGAACCAAACCAGCTTTTGGGGCTGCGGTGGTCTTGTTCTGTTTGCGCGCGTACTTCGCGTAAGTCGCAGTGCAGTTGCGCTAGCTTGTCTGTGATGCTGCGAAAGTTTCCCTGTTGGTCAACAAGGTGGTAAACGCCTTGGCGCTGTTGGTATCGGCTTTCTCCCTCTTTGATGGCTGGCAACTTCCAGCCCAGCGGGAGCACGGTACGAATAAAGGGTTTGTCTGGCTGGCCAAAAATAAAGCCTAGCTCGACGATGGCACCGATGTTTGGCGGTTCTAGTCGGCCTGCATGATCCCCGATGCCGGGCACGGGGAGTGGCACTGCTTGCAGCACTGGCTTATCCAGCTCGCGGCCTTTTTCGTCGAGTAGTGCAATATCGGCGGCATAGTGCGGATAGAACCGATCGGACAAATCGCCCTCGCTCGGTAGCTCAGGTAGTGCGACGACTTTACCCCAGCGCGGCACGTGCCATTTGCCTGTCAATTCAGGGAACAGGCGGTAGATGATGCGCTTTATTGCTTTTACATCCATTCGAGCACCGTTTCTGTTTTGATGTGTTCAACTTTTTGCAAACGGCGGCCGTTGACGATTGCCCCCGGCTTTACGTGGGGAACGCACGAAAGTTTTGCGGATTTTTTTCCGTTGTGCGGCTGCATGATGCTTGCCGGAATACTGACTGGTTTGGATGCCCAGTAGCTATCTTGATAGCTGCCTACGTAGATTTGGCCATTGCCTTGTTGCTGCCAGAATAAATCCGGCACGCTGAACGCCTGCTCTATTTCATCCATGATGCGATAGCCGTTGCCAACCGAATAAAAGCAGGGGATGGCGCTTTGGCTGTATGCGCGTTCCGGTACGACGAACTGCAAGCCGGTTTGTTCGGTGACATTGCTGAGTGTTTGCATCAGTGTCGGGTGGCGTATGATCACATCTAGTGGGTGATAGAGCATCGCCGCTAGTTCGCGACAAAAGATGCGTGTGTAGCCCTCAGCTTCTCGTGTTGTGCGTTCGATAAAACCGATAAACGTGCGCTTAACGCTTTCACCCCAGCCCATGTCGATTGCCACAATCGCGTTTTTTTCTGGCTCGGCTTTTACGGTGAGCATTGCGGTGCCGGGGCTGTTGTAGTTAAACGTTAGCCGGTGGCTGCTAACGTTTACTTTCTGTTTGCCCACGTAGGCTTGGATGACAAAGCGTTGGTTGTTCATGCTAGCGCCTCATCGAGTTTTTTTAGCAAGCCCATGAACCCGGTCAGCTCCACGTCGGTACCTGGTGGCACATCGGCTTGTGCGGTGGCTTCACCGCTCTCCACCGGTGTTGTCGCGCCATCCACTTTTTGTTGCTGTGCTTTTTTATCGTCCTCGCGCTGCTCTTGTCGTTCGGGCACGCTGTGATGCTCCACCAACTCAAAGCTGATCATCCACTGGCGTTTTTGGGCATCTTCTTGCGCCGTGATTGTGCCTTGAAACTTCACTTCTCGAATTTTGACTGTTTTCGCGGTGCGGTTTTGGATGCGATAAATCTTGCGGGCACCTTTATCTTTTGCGCTGGCCAACGCGAACAGCTGGCTTAGTGCATTGTGCTCTGCATAGTTCAGCGTGCCAGTGACGGCTAGCACCTTAGCTTTATCGCCTGTTTCGGCTTGGTCTGTTGATGCTGATTGGCCTGACATGTCGTCACCCGCCAGGCGATGCCTAGCGGTGACTTTTAGGTTTTTCAGCTGAATAGGAGTGCCAGATAGTGAGAGCATGGATTACTCCTGTGCTGGCGCATCCAACGGTGAAATAGGGCGCGTCTCACCATCTCGGATGTACGGGTTGCCGTTGTCGTCAGTTGATGTGTAGTTGCGTAGCTGTTGTGCGTACTGCGACCATTGGTCAACAGTTGCTTTTGCGCGCGGGTCGCTTGTCCAGTGATACATCAGCTGTACTTCTACTTTGTCGAGCTCGGATTTAACCCATGCGTGCTCTTCGCGCGCTCGTTGCAGTGCGCGTTCTTCTTGGGTTGAACCGGGGTCATCTAACAGCCCGTTCGCGGGTACATCCTCACCCAGCTTGTCGATTACATGCTTTGACCGATCGGCTAGCCAGTATTCGGTACCGCGTTTATCGAGCATCGATTCCCATTTGCCATGCTTGCCGCCGATACGAACGGCAACATGATCAGATTCAAGCTCGGGTAATGGTTCTACTGTGGCATTACCGGGCACAAGCCAGTTTTTGTCATCTAGCGGGTCGGGTTCCGCTGTGCCTGTGCCGATATACTCGCCCGTTTTATAGTGGAAGTAGTAGATTGCAATAGGCTCGCGCGGTGGCACTTGAATTTGTTGTTCTTCAACTTGAGTATTTATGTTCCCCATTGTGCCTCCTAGTACCTAAGCCATGCGACAAGTGCAACGTTTCGAGGTCGAGTTTCAGAGCCTCCGAAATTATCAACTCTATACTCCCCTCGATCGGTTCCATTTGTGTCACCACCGACTATTTTTCTCCCTCCTGTAGGATCAAAGTCACTCAATCCGTACATTCGATAGTCATGGTTATGTTCTTTTAATTCATCACTTTGAAAAGTTCCCGATTCACGACCAGCATCAACTCCCCGGCCATCATCTGCTACACGGAAAAAGTCACCGCGGTAATCTGGTGTTGTGAACGTCGAGGAGCCATCTCCGGTGCCGTAGCATGGGGCGTATGTTTCTGGGTCTTGATCTTTCAGTGATTCATCAACCAGCGTTCCGCTGTCTTGCGCGAATTGCCAAAGCTCTGCATAGGCTGTACGTGATAGCTCGACGCGGGCGGGCTTGATCCATCGGCCTTTTGGTTTCTGTTTGCCGGAGCTCCAAAGCACAAAGCCGACCATGTCTAGCGCGTCGTTCACACCCTTAGATGTCACATATCTTTTGTCGTTAGTGCCTTGCAGAAGTTCTGCGGTATTGGCTTTGTCGTTTTCGGACGTAATTTTTATCCAGAATCCGGGGGTTGACTCCCTACCAAAGAAAGCGTTTCCGTTTTCATCAATGGTGACTGCTGACTGAGTACCTGCGCTTCTGTTAATCCAAATAACCTCACCGTTAGTTGATGAGGGCTTATTAGTGCAGTTATCTGCGTATCTATAAAATCCTGTTGGCTTTGGATTGGTCAAGGATTTGTAGGACAAAATGTTTTCATTGAATTCGGATGACCCTAAACCATACTGATTAAACGCGGCATGCACCCCCTCAGCATCCGTCATTTTGCCTTTTTTGCCTTGCTTGGCTTCTTCGATGGTCGCGATGGCGGATTTGGGGATGTACTGGCTGTGAGGATCTTCAGCATCTAAGTGCGCTTGCAGGCCGCCGCGTTGGCGCAGGTCTTCGATACTGCCGTCGCTGTTGATGCGGGCCAGCTTGGTTACGTAGTGGGGGCGGCCGTTTTGGGCGGTGTAGTCGGTGAGTTCGTCATTGCTGGCGACGATATCGAACAAGTTTTCCCAATCAGATAGGGCGGTACCGTCGCGGTAAGCGTCGATATATAGCGTTTTGGGTTTATCGGCAACGGTTTGCACTAACGTATCGTTGAGCGCAACACGCAACCCGCCGATATACACCACACCAGGTGCTATTAGGTATTTGTTTGCGTCAACGTCATGGCGGGTCACGGCAAAGCCGTCAACAAATGCGGTGTGCCCGTAGTTGTCGAGATTTACCAAGCGTAAGTCTTCATCCATTCCGCGTAATCGGGCGCTGTAGTCAATCTGCCACGTCTCCGCATCAATGGTCACATTGCCTGCGGCGGCGGCGCCGTCGAACTGCATCATTAGCGATTTGGTCAGCGCCATGCCGACTTCTTTGGTTTCCGTCGCTTTGTGAACAATTACCCCACAACTTTCCGGCACGTTCTTATCACGCAAGAACATAGCGTTGAATTGAAAGGGGGCGACGGTGCCGGGGATCACCACGGAATAGACCACCGCGTTATCGCCAGATTTACCGATTTGGTCAACGTCTTGCTGATAGACCCATTGCCCCACAGGCGGCAGTGAGCTGTTTCGGTCGATGGGTGCGCTTGGGTCTAAATCGGGAATCATCGCAAAGACGACTTCGTTTAAATCCGTCGGCTTGTTGAGTGATGTTTTATTCTGGAGGTACTTTTCAAACTCCAGCGGGATTGCCGTTTGGCTCATTGTTTACTCTCCAGTGTTGCGATAAAGAGTTGCTGGTTATGTTCAAAGGCACGTTCGCGGCCGTTGAGCGTTACTTGGTTTAATGCGCTGGCTGTACAGAGCTGAAACGCATGTGAGAATTGATAAGTGCGTAGCGATAGCGCCACTGGATAGGTGACGTTGAATCGATAGCGGCGACAAGTACGCCCGTATTGCCGGATCATTGCGTTCATCAACCAGCTTTTTTGTGCGAGGTCGCCGTCTGCGGTTTCGATGGTTACCACGTCCCATTGAACAGGGTCTTGCCGTTCGTGAATGGCTATCCAATCAATCCCGAGCTTTTCAAACATGTTGTGGAACCCGTCCACCTCGCCACCATGACGCGCGAATTCATAGGCATACGCGACACGAATACGGAATATTTCTTCCGGCTCGCGCTCGAGCGGGGAGATGTCACGCTGCCAAGCTAGCAAGCGCACCAATGGCATTGGCGCGGTCAGTGGGTCGTGCTGCTGCAATGGCATTTTGAGTGCTGCCTCAACATGACCCCAATACGCGCGCAACCCTTTGGCGAACTTAGTAAGCTCGCCGCGGCCCATCCAGAACTTGAATTTGATATCAGGTAGACGCAATGGTGACCTCCAGCGTGCGAATGCGTGGCACGTTCATCGCGGTGATAATGTCGCTGTTTTCAAAATCCAGTGATTGAATGCCCGTGAAATTGGCGTGCAGCTCTTTACCCAGCATCGAGAATGAAAAGCGGCTCAATGGCTCGGTGCGTGTTACGTCAAAATCGGTATTTTCTCGGAACGCACAATGGATCAGCTGCTCGATATTGGCTTTTAGCTTGATGCGTTCATCATCGGTAAGTTCTGGCTCTGGCCACACAGTGACGCGCACATCCGTATCGGTTTTGGGTAGCGCTTTTATCAGCAAATCATCACCGTGCCCGCGCTGGCCGTTATCTTGAATGTGCTTGTTTAGCATGGTCAGCATGTCGGGCGATGGGTCGCCCGTATCTAGCAAAATATAGGCGTTTGCTGTGCCGGGGCCACGCGGCGCATTGTGCTCGAAATAGATGTTGTCATCTTGAATGCCGGCTTTTTCCATTAGCAGCGAACGATAGGCCGCATCGATATGCCACTTGGCCACTGCCGACCACTGATTACGTACCCGCAATCGCAGTTCGTCGTCGCTTTCTTCATCGGCGCCTGCATCATCTAGCCAGTCATCAGTATTCGTGACCGCGCCAATGCCGTTAACGGACTCAGGCAAAATGTGGTAATACCCGCCACCAAGGTTATAAGCTGCGCCCGCGTGTTCGGCTTCCACTGGGGCGGATATGGTCTGCTGGTCTTCGGGTAGGGTCACGTCTTCCGTCACGCGCACACGATAAATGGTGCCGTTGATGGGCTCGGTTTGTACCCATGTATCTTTGGGGATGATCAGCGCGGGCCCTTTCGCTGCTGCACGCTGAAACACGACTTTGCCGCGCGCTTTAAAGGCAGGCTTAGGCTTAATGCGTACCGCCCATGCCATCATCTTTAGCCATTCACCGGTGGAGGTGGCCAAGAACATATTTGGCAGGATGTAGCCAACCAGCAAAGTGTTAATCAACCAGGTTGTGCATACAATCACGGCTTGTTCAATCATGCGCCAGAACGGTGAAAAGCGGCTGTCGTTGTTGATTGTCGAGCCGGCTTTTTCCATCTCATCTTGCAGCACTTTGCGCCATGCTTTTGCATCGGTGGGTATACCTGCCTCTTTGACGATTTTCTTATAATCCGGTTTTGGGATATCAGCCATTCAGCACCTCTAATTCCATCTCGCCAAAGTCTTGAGTGATTGCGAATATCCAGAGTTTGCCGAGCTCTGGCTCTTCAATGCGCACGGTACCCGGCACAATGCGCTTGTCTTCTTCAACCAGCAGTTCGATTTGCGTTTTAATGTCTTCACGACGGGCGCGGGACTTCTCGCCGACTAAATCCACGGCATAACCCGATTCGATGATCGCGTGCTTAATGTCTTGCGCGATAACTGCACGGTCTTGAATCATCACGGGGTTGCGGCCGTCATCGAGTACCACATCACCGTTTTCAATTAGAATGTCTTGATAGAGATAACTCATGGCGTGTTCATCTCCAGTTCGGTGGCGAGGTCTTGCGGATTGTTCATTTGCTGGGCGTAAATGCTGACACCGCCATAGTGGGTGGCGTTGGTTTGATAACTCGCCATGGCACGAGCCGCACCACCGCGTTGCACTTGGTTGCGTGGGGTGGCACTTGCAACGGCTTGCACTTTTTTACCCGGCTGCTCGTCGTCATCGCCTAAGCCGGGTATCCAGCTAACGAGGTCTTTGGCTTCTTCGATGACGCCATCAAACATGCTGGTTAACCAAGCAAACATGTCATCAAAAGCAGCTTTAATGTCGTCAGTTATCTGGAATAGGAAATCGAACCCTGACACGTCTTGAAAACCTGACAGCACCCATTGCCAGCCAGCGGATACAAATTTGAAGAGGTAGCTGAAAGCGCGCAGCGCTACACCGATGCTGAACACAAACCCTGAGAACAGATACACCACGCCAGTTCGAATCACATCGAGCAGATAAATAAAGGGTTGAAATGCCTGAATGATTGCTTTGAAGACGAACGAAGCGACCTGCCACAGCAATTTAATGACAAAGACAATGCCTTTACCTATTCCCATGATGATGTATCCAATCAAGGTCAGGATAGGCTTCATGGCATCGAACAATGCGCGGCATGCGGCTACCGCCTCTTGGCCAAAGAAATCGAAAGCTTGGAAAATAACGGTATCACCGAATGCGGCGCGTAAATCATCCCAGTAATAGATTAGCGCTCCAACCGCGGCGATAGCGGCTGCGATGCCAGCAACAATCCACATGATAGGGTTAGCCATCATCGTTAAATTGACTACTGATATAGCCTTAGTTAGCAACGGTAAAATACCAAGCAGCGCACTGGTAACTCCGCCAGCTATCTTGGTTGCCATACTCCAAGTGAGCATTACTTGTGTTCCAATGCCCATCATCAACGTGGCAGCACCGCCGGCGGCGGCGAGGCCAAAGAACGCCAGCGTGGCATAGCCAATGTATTTAGTGAGGTTGGGGAATAGCTCTGTCCATTTGATGATCTCGCCAGCTCCATCGGCCAGTGATGACAGCACGGGTACCAGTGAGGGCAGCAAAGCCGCGCCAAAGGCGGTACGAATGGCAAAGATACCTTGCTCCATCCGTTCCCATTGGTCGGTCATGTCTTTGGCCATGTTGATGGCGGTATCCAGCGTGGATGCCTCGTTTAAGTCACTAACGCTGGACTGCAAATCTTTGGTTTTGTTAATGAGGTCGGTCACCACTAGAACGGCTTCATCCGAACCAAACGCCTTTTTGATTTGTGCTATTTCCATGGCATCGAGATCACCAAACTGGTTGCGCAGTTTGTTCATGATCTCGTACATGGGGAGCATCTTGCCGTTGGAGTCGGTAAACGCCATGCCTAACTGGTCTTGTGCTTTCACTACGCCATTCAAGAATGCCTTGTAACGCGTACCTGCTTCGCTGCCTGACATACTGCCTTGCAGCAACCCAAGCACAGACATCTGCTCTTGAATCGCAATGCCTTGGCTTTTACCTAACGCGCCAACCGATTTAAAGGCATCCGACATTCCTTGCCCGGTGGTTTTAAACATCTCCACCGATTTAGCGGTCATGCCTGCGAGCTGTTGCGCCCAGTTGTCTTTGCCAATCGCTTCGGCTTGGTCTTTGAACACCGAGTACATGGTGCCCATGTAGCTGGTAATTGTCGCCGCATCTGCCTTGGTCGCTGCCGCTAATATCGCACTGCTGCGCGTAACACCTGCGAGTTCGTCACCGCTTAGCGCGCCCATGGCTGACTTAATGTCATAACTCGCGCCCACGAACTCGGTTGCAGACTTGCCGTATTCGACACTGAATTTGAGTGCGGTTTGTGTCAGTTGTTTGAGTTTGTCATCCGCTACGCCAAGTGATTTCACCTCACCCAGCGCGCGGTCCATCTCGATGGCTGGCATCATGGCACGTTGTAACGCATAACCAGACGCCACCATGCCGGCCGCACCTGATGCCATAGTGTAACTAGCATCGCGGTAGCCCTCGGTGAATTGGTTCATCTGGCGCCGGATATTACCGAGCGGCTTGCTGATTTGGTCAACAAGCCCAACGGTAAATCGCAGCGGTTCGGGTAAACTCATGCGTTAGCCTGTAAATCCTTTGGCAATGCCGTTTGCGGTGGCTGTTGCCATGTTCTGCCAGTATTCTTTCTCTAACCACATTGCGCGGGCGATATCTCGCTCGTTATCCTCGCCATGTGGTAGCCATTTACGTCGGTATGCGAGCAGCTTTGCTAGGTCGCTATGCTCAATTGCCGCGACCTGCTGCTCTATTTTTTTACCGCGATATCAACCTTTGGCGCGTACTCTTGCATTAACACCCCAGCAAGCTGAATCGCTGCCCCTGCGTTCTCTTCAGTGAGTTCGCGTAGTGCTGGCTTGCTGTCTTCGGTCGCGCTTTGCATTACAAAGTTATGCGCCGCATCCGAAATGTTGCCCTGGGCTACTTGTCCCATGTAATCCGCGTACAGCTCTGGAGTGGGTTCAAAATGGGTATCTGTGCCCGCGACGGTGAGTACGATTTTTTTCATTGGTCTTTCTCCGTTTGGTTGTTTCTGGCCTGCTGTTCACGCCAGTTCAAATAATCTTCAACTTGTCCAGCGCACTCACTGAGTGCGGCTTTCAGGTTGGGAATGTCTTCTGCAATCACCGCTGGCCATGTGCCGTTAACCGCTGGTTTATCGCAAGGAACGACCAGCCCCGCCGGTGGTAACTTGTTGACTACCCGCACCTCAGTTTCAGTAGTCTTGGCGCAGCCGCTCAGTAACATCAGAGGGAATAGCGCAGTGAATACCAGCGATGTTTTGTTTAATGGCTGCTTTGTTTTCACGTGTCTTTTCCTCTTTGGCTATGCTCTTTCGCTTGCGCTCGACAAGTAGTTGATTAGTTGCTGTTGCTTCTTCGCCTATCGTTTGCAGCTGTTCGGCGTGTGCGTCACGCTGCTGCTTTACACGTTCAAGCTCTTGCGCGAGTGATTGCTCTTGTTCGTGGCTGGCATCCAGCATCACCCATAGCACGATCACGGCTGCAATCAGCGCGACAATGCCTAGCCACTTAATTGCTCGCAAAGCACCGGGCATGTTCTTTTCCTCTGCGTATCACTAATCCGTTTAATCGCTGGCCACCGCCATACACCCACCGAGGCAACTCATTACAGGCTGCATCAAACTCACCGCGGATAATCTTGGTGTAAATCTGCGTTCTGCTGCCGTCACGGTTACGCATGAATCGCGTGCATCCCGTGTTGAAGCTGAATGAGACAAACGCATCGAATTGGCCTTGAGTCAGTGTTTGGCCACTTTTTTCCTCGGCGTTTTCGATGCAGCGTTCCGCGTCTTTGATGTTTGCTGCCCAGTCTTTGGCGACTTGCTCCAGCGATATCGCTTCACGCTTAACATCGTGCGTGTTGCCAATTCCATTGGTTGGCAATCCAGCAGGGCAGGTGTAGGGCTCCAGCCGGCACCCCTCCGCGTTACCGATGATTCTCAGCCCGGCAGGGCTGACGCGAAGCGATGCCACGTGTTGGTTTTCAATGACAACATCACCCACGGGCTCTGTTGCGGTTGTGGCGTCATAAACGGTTGAACCGGTCATGATCCCGATAACCGCGATGACAGAACAAATCGCTTTGTTAAGTTTCTTCATTGATAAAGATCCCCTTCTCGCGTGCGATTTTTTGCATTTTCCGCTTGTGCCAGATGTTCGCCGCTAGGGCGATAATGCCGACAATGATTGAAATCCACTGCTCAACACTCATCAGCCCGAGAAAGACACCGGTACCCGACATCAGGTATGTCAAATACGCGGTCAATTTCTCAAACCATTCGTGAAAGAGTTGGTTCATAGTGACTCCTACTCTCGGGCCGCTTGGCACTCGGGGCAGAACTTGCAACCCTTTATGCGCTCTCGCCGTGCGGCGGGGATTTCCTCGCCGCACTCAAGGCAATGCGTTTCGCTGTGCGCGTGTTGGTTTTGCGCACGGGCCGTGGTTGCCAGTTGCCGTTCCAGCGCCATTTTTTGGAATTGGGCTTCAACGCCGCTTGCATGATCAAATATGTCCGGCATTAGTTAACCAAGTCCTCTATCTCGTCTTCACGCAGATAGGGCACGCCGTTGATGTGAACAAAATCTGGGCTGGTCACTTCATAGGGGATCTTGTGCATCAGTGCGCTACCACCGTTGGCATCGACGTCGAGCAGGTCTGAGATTTTCAAGCGGATGCCAAACATCTCGACTTTCAACTCGTCTTTGTTTGTCTTGCCGTATCCCATGGCATCGAACTCTGGCAATGCGCGGAATGCGCCTGCGTTCTCTGCCGCTTTCATTAGCAAGTTAAAGTTGGTGGTGGTGAGCTCGATTTCGCCGGATGCTTCCACATCACCTTCCACCCAGCCATCGGGTACGCCGTTGGATTTATTGGTGGCGCTGTTATCAGTGATTGAACACGTCCATTTGCTGGCCACGATTTTCAGATCACCGATGTTAAAGCGCAGGTTCTTACCAGAAATAACAGTGCTCATTAGGCCTCCGCGTCTGCTGGGTTAGTCAGGTCAAGCGCAATGTTCACCACAATGTGCTTGGGACAGTTGTGCGGACGTACCAGCAAACCAATGTTCACCTTGGATTTGGTCATCCACTGAATGGACACATCACCATCGCGTGGTGGCATGATTTCGCCGGGGAACGTAATGCCGCCAATCTCGGTGGTTTTACTCATTTGGCGCATGTCTTTTGAGAAATACTGCTTGTTCATCTCAATCGAACGCGGAGTGGAGTTGAGGATCTTGTCACCGATGCGGCGAATGGCTTTAACACGCACACGACGGTTCAACTTATGAACAGGGCGAACGTACTCAATAAATTGGTAGTCACCGCCTTTGGCTTCGAGTGTTGTGCCATCACTCCAGTAGACACCCTCATAGTCGGGGTACCACTGCGGCACCGAGTAACGGACTTTGGCGAGAGCACCCAGTGTTGCCATTTCCAGTGGCTTCGCTTCGCTATCAACGGGTGCGGCGCCCAATGAGGTGACGGGCCCAGTTGCGACACGCATGGGCGTATCGGCCACTGTTACTGCGCGATTACATAAGCGGCCAGCGAGCACGCCCGCATTGTTACCATGCAGCTGCGGCACCGGTACCACCATGTTCGCGGCAACGTCTTTTACCAGCTCCACCATTGCGTTTGTGTATTCCGACCATGTTTGTGCGGCTTTATCGATGCCGGGCACAGCAGCAATAAAGAACTGCCAGCGTCCTAGTTTGGCGATCAGCGTTTTGTGCAGAGACTGCATCGCGTTAAAGTCGCTTTTATCGGTTGTAGGGTCGAGCAATACCACGCCCTCGAACGAGTCGTGATCGTTCGCTTGCTCAACGGCATCAACCCAGCTACCCGCTTCGGGCAAGCCGTAAATAGCGGCTGTCCAGTTTTGCCCGCCCTCGGTTTGCGCGGCTTTAATGTTTTCGCCCAGCACATCATCGGCAACCACTTCGTTGAGGTCGGTCATCGCGTTAACGCGCGTGAGCGTGTTTTGTAGCTCGGTTTTAGTGGTGGTGCCCACGAACAGCAAGTGCCGCTCGATTTCAGGGATGCCACCTTGGCCGAGGTTTAAGTTGTTTATCTGTACCTTGCCCAGTGCCATTGCTATTTCCTTTGTTTTGCCTGCTCGAAAATCTTCACGAGCTGGCGGTTAACGTCGGTTTGGTTGCTGCCGAGGATTTGCCGCTCCGGCAACGGAATATCCCAAGCGCGTTGCTGGGGTTTGTTGCTTAGCTGTCGAATTAACAGCCCGCATTGGCCGTGGCTTAGGTTTGCTTGAATCCACTTGAGCGTGGGCTTTTTGCGTCCTCGGCCTGATTTTGTGCTTACCGTGTAACCCACCTCGCGCAGCTTGCGTGCCATGCCTCGCGATGCGGGGGCGTTGTAATCCGGCTTGCCAAACCGCTTTTGCATCTGTCGCGCGGTCACTCGTTGCGCTTGGCCCAAGTAATGACGCGCTGCGATTTGGGCGGTGAGCTTGTTCTTCCAAGTCAGGTCTAATTCGGTTGCGTTGTGCCTAACGTATGGCTCTAAACCCTTTGCCATGCGACGCATCACTTTCTTGCGTCCGTTTTTGCGCTGCTCTAGCGCTTGGCCATCAATGCCTTTTTGCTGCCGAATGCGCTGGCGTGTGTTTTGTCTCTCCCAGCGCCCTAGCGATTTCAATATCCATGTGCGCTTGCGTCGCGGTAGCGCCAGCATTGCCAGTTTTTCGTTGAAATTGAGCGCATCGCGCTGATTAACTTCAATCGTTGGACGCATTGGTAATTTCCGCCTCGGTTGCAGTCCAGATATCCACTGGCTGCACGTGGTACTGCTTTCCGCGATAGCTAATCAGTCCGTTTTCGTCCGGTACCATTTCCACTTGCTCGAGCATTTCCAGCTCGATGGCTAAATCTGCGGTTTGCCAATCAATCACATCGATAGCCATTTCCGGATCGGCTAAATCGTGGTCTTTTCGGTCGCTGTCGTAATCCGATAGCCAGCACGCGACAAGCGCCAGAATGTTGCGCGCGTCCATTTGTCCATGTGGAAACGCTTCAATACTGATCACTGCGCGATAGCGCCAATCGGCAATGATGTAGCCACCGTTCCCCCGGTCTTCGCCGTTCACTTCAATGCTGGCGTTCTCCTGCCATGCATCAATTTTGTTATCGAGCACTGCACCTTTGATGTGCTCAATCATGTACTGGGTGAGGTGTTCCAACTTAGTGATTGCCATTAGATCAGCTCCACCCCGTTCGCACTGCGCCCCAATATCAGCGCAATATCTCGATTGCTTTGGGCACGAAACCGTGCGTCTTGCTCTGGTGCATCTTCTGCGGCGTTCTCTGCTTCATCACGACGGCTTTGGGTTGCAAACTCGGGCAACAAATCCGCGTGAGCGCGGCTATAAACGGCGCGCTTGTATGCCAGCAGCAAACCACCTTTTAGCGTTGAGCGGTCAATGCCAGCGAGCTGGTTTTGCACTGCTTGCGCGGCAATGCTTACCGCCATCGCAATACTGTTTTCATCGAACGTGAACGCGATGCGGCGCAGCGAACGAAACTCAGCCGTTGACAGCGCAGGCCAGCCATCGGCTGGAATGTCGGTGTTTTGTGCTTCTGGTCGTTTGCCGCCTAAGCCCATATCGTTCTCCGTGTTTAATAAGTGCGCCCTAGCCACTGGGTCGTTTGCAGTGTTTGGCTGTGCCAACATGCATCGCCAGCCGGGCGCGCGGCGGTAGGGAGACGGTTACAAATTCTTCCCTGTGTCGAGCGCGCTGATGCGCATCTCGATCTTGTTCATCATTGTTTTCACGCCCACTTTCGCGTGGTAGTTGTGCGCTTGCTCGAGTAGTGCGTGCGCGGTTTCTAATGTTTTCTTGTCGCCCACGGCACTCGGACGTGGGCGGCCGTTTTCGTCGCGTAGCAGCATCAAGCCCGCGAATTTGAACCACTTGGCATTCACTTTTTCGTGTAAGCGCCAGTCGTCGCAAATCTTCGTGAACACCTGGCTGAAATAGGGCTCGATGCTTTCGCCGTTTTCGGCTTGTCGTTCGCACCAATCAAACACTTGATCGGCGCAGAACGTCGGCCAGTTACGCTTCATAAAATCCGGGGTTGGGATGTCGCGTTCTATCGCTATCAAACACCACTCGATGGCTTTCTCTAGGTCTTCGACGTCGAACAGCCACACAAGCACGTGGGCAAAAAGTGGGTTTTGATAGCGGTCGCCTGAGTCGATAAACGCTTGTGCAAGTGGCTGGTACTTGGGCAGCAGCACATCGCGCTTGTGTTGAATGCGATCAGCAATTGCGGCAAAGCGGTGGCGCATGGCTTGAACGTCTTCATCGAGCTCAATCAACTTAATGTGGAGTGAGTCGGTATCGACGTCTTTGCCAAGCGGGGCAGATTGCCCCGCTTGGGCTCTCGCTTTGGCGCGTTGAACAGGCGACAGCTTCATCGTTATGCGCCGGTTCCGTCGGTGGTGGTGCCGTCGGCAGTGGAGCTGGTACCCACGGACGCTTTATCAAACGCGGCATAGGCTTCGAGCACGCCGACGGCGTAGCCTTCCATGCGCCAGTAGCTATTCTCAAACTGCTTGCGGTCTTCTTCGTGACGCGCTTTGCGGCGGCTGCTTCCGCGCTGCGTGAGAATTTGCAGGTTTTTCGGCATCGTCACGACCATCCCAAACTCAGGGAAGAATGGCGGCGTGTATGCCTTGCGGCCTGCAATGTCTTTCGACAATTGCTGCGCGGCGATGTGCTCGCTTGGCTTATCGGCGTTGTCGTACATGTGGTACTGCGCGGCTGAGACCAAGCCCGAGCCAACGAACACGGTTAAGCGTGGGTCGTTGCGGAATACCGGATTGATGTTGTTGTTGATCAGGTCTGAGGCCATGGCATCCAGCGTTTTGTAATCACCGCCGCCGTCGGCATCAAACACCACTGGATCCGTGATGATTTGGCTGGCTTTGCGTTGGCGCACAAACTCGTTCCAGCCGACGTTAACGTCTTCGCCAAGTGGGTTGGCGTCTGGGTCTGTGGTTTCAGCGGCTTCAATGCCGTTCCAACCGACGCGGATTTTATCTAGCGCAAACATCTGGTTGGTGTATTCGCTCACCAGTTTCATAAACTGGTTTGGTGTGCCCTGATTTGCCCACTGACACAACATTTCCCACGTCAGTGCGGCACATGAGTCGGTCTCAACCAAGCTATATTGATGACCACCGACATTGATTGGCTGAGCAAATCGCTCGCCTTTTTTGCGACCGGTATGGAGTTTAGACAGCCCCAAATCAACGACTTGTCCTTGCCCTTGGTCAACCATCGAGACGGTGATCATTTTTAGGAAATCAGCTGACTCAATGATTGCCTGACGCAATTTAGTTTCTTGCGCGGGCGATACATTGAACAGGTGACGAGTTGATTGCACACCATAAGACTTCGCAAGCTGTTGTGCGTAGGCGTCCATCATGGATTGTGCGTGTTCTGTTAACACTTGCGACATGTGTTGATTGCTCCTGTCTTAAACCAAGTCTGGTGCGCTTTCGCCACCGCCAGTGCCGCCTGGGCGTTGCCCCGGCGCTTCTTGGGTTAGCGCGTTGAATTTGTTTTCCAAGCCATTGAGCTTTTCAGCGAGTGGATTTACCGCGTCATTGAGTGCCTTGCTCAATTGCTCTGCGCTAAATTGCGGTGATTGCTGGCCGCCTTGTGGCTCAGTGCTTTGGCTTTGGCCTTGTTCGCCTTGGTCAGCTTTTGGCTGGCCGCCATCGCCTTGGCTGTTGTCGCCGGCTTCTTGCTGGCTGAACGCGTTCACTTTGGTTTCAAGCGTGCCCAGCTTTTCGCTAAACGGCTGGAGCTGTTTAGCCAATTCGGCTGCGAGTTCTTCTTTGGTCACGTCGGTGTCCTCTGGTTCGGTGTGGTTGGTATGTGGTGCGCTCTCCCCAAATAGCCCACCGAATACTTTTTTAAATCCACGGAAAAACGCGACGGCTTCTTTTACGTCGTGTTCGTTGGTGTCTGGGTTGGTGCTGTCTGGGTCTTGAGTAAAAACAAGGCTTTCAAGCTGGCTGTATTCACGCTGCTTTTCTTCGGTGCCGATGCTGAATTTCAAGCGCGTAGTGCCCGTGCTGGCGGGGGAATCGGTTACCGCAAGGCCGCGCAGGTAACAACGGCCAGAGCCTTTGTAGTCGGGGTCTGCTTCGATGCTGGTAAACAGCTTTTGGCCGTCTTTGTTGGCAAGAAGTAGGTAATCGTTGGCGGTGATTTTTGCGAAAAGGCGTAATGCGCCGCCTTTCTTTGCGGCTTTGAGTTCATCCACGGTGCCCCAATTCTTGCCGTCAAAGGGCGCCCAGCTGGATCGAAAATGCTCTGGCCAGATTAGCGCTTGATACTCATCGGGTGAGTATTGCGCCGCCATGTCTTTAATCCACGCTTCGGTAATGGTGCGGCCATCAACGGTAGCGCCAGCAGTTGCGACAATAATCCAGCCAGTTTGCTTGCTCATTTGCTCATTTGACCTTTCTCGTTAATGCGAATGCGTTATCAATTACCGCAAACATACGCCGCTGAATAACTCCTTTCATCATCGTGCGTTCGCCAAAATTCGGATCTAGCGCATATCCGAATAAAGCCGAATTTCAGTTGGTTATGTGGTGCTTTTGGCGGCGTACTATTGCCGCATATGGCATATTCCGACGAAATAAAAGCCGCAGCGCGTTCGTTATATTTGCGGCGACTTACCCCAAAAGAGATCGCGAGTGACTTGAACTTGCCGAGCTCTCGCATTGTGTATAACTGGGCTAAAAAAAATGGCTGGGCTGACCTTTTATCAGAAGAGGGGGTAAGCGAAGCGATAGAGCGACGCATTAGCGCGCTACTCAATAAAGATGAGAAGTCATCAGCACAGTTGAAAGAGTTGGATCTGTTACTTGAAAAAGAGCTCAAGTTCCGAAAATCAGCGGCGGAAATTGAACTCAAAAAGGCATCAATAAACCAGCGCGATAACAGTGGCTCGAGTAGCAGAAAAGGCAGTCAAAAACCTGGAGGTAAGCGCAAAGCCAAAAAGAACGATATTAGCGAGCTTACTGAATCAGACTTTGAAGAATGGGTGGCGAGTTTATTCGACTATCAGCGCTTAGCGCGTGAAGTGAAGAACGACCCAAACATGCCGCGCATTCGCAATATTCTCAAGTCTCGCCAAATCGGTTTTACATATGGCACAGCGGGCGAAGCGTTTGAAGATGCCGTTCTTACCGGGCATAACCAGATTTTTATTTCAGCGACTCGCAACCAGGCCGAGGTATTTCGAAGCTATATCTGCAAAATTGCACTTCAATTCTTCGAGCTCGAACTGACCGGAAACCCAATTATTTTAAGCAATGGCGCTGAGCTTCACTTTCTATCGACTAATGCGAACTCTGCGCAATCTCGCTCGGGCAACGTGTACATCGATGAGTATTTCTGGATTCGCGACTTTAAGCGAGTCAGTGACGTTGTTGAGGGCTGCTCGACGCATGAGCATTTTCATATCACTTATATTTCGACACCCTCGGCAAAAAACCACCCCGCATATCCATTTTGGACGGGGGAGGCATGGAGAAAAGGCAAAGAAACTCGCGCCAATATTAGCTTCCCATCAGAAAAAGAAATGAGAGACGGCGGCTGTGTCTGCCCAGACCAGCAATGGCGATACATCATCAATGTTTATGACGCGGTAAAAGGTGGCTGTCATTTCATTAACCCTGATCGCTTAAAAGAGGAAAAATCGCCGGATGCGTTTGCCAACCTCTACATGTGTGAATTCGTTGATGACTCGACCAGTGTCTTCAAACTGTCAAAACTCAAACGGCTGATGGTTGACCCATCAACGTGGCGCGACTTTAAGCCCGGTGAAGATCGGCCATTTGGCCGTCGTGAGGTCTGGCTAGGTTATGACCCAAGCCGAACCCGAGACAATGCATGCCTCGTCGTTGTTGCCCCGCCTATCAATGAAAAAGAAAAATTCCGCGTGCTAGAGAAGCACTACTGGCATGGCTTGAACTTTCAGTATCAAGTTGCGCAGATAAAAAAAGTCTTCTCTCGCTATAACGTCACCTATTTGGGGATGGACTCAACCGGCATCGGCGTCGGTGTTCACGACATGTTGAGCAAAGAATTTCCGCGCGAAACGGTGCCGATTCACTACAGCAATGAAACAAAAGATCGTCTCGTTCTCAAGATGATAGATGTCTACGAAAGTGAACGACTGCAATTTAACGAAGAAGAAAAAGACATTGCGACCGCATTTATGGCTATCAAGCGCACGGCCACATCCAGCGGTAACAGAATGACATTCAAAGCTGACCGCTCAGAGTTATCGGGTCACGCAGATGTTTTCTGGGCCATCGCGCACGCATTGATTAATGAGCCGCTGGATCACACCACCAAACGCAAATCGACATGGGCAACCGCAGCATGAGCAGAAAAAAGAAGCAGCAGTACAAGCAAGAAGCACACGCCGACGAGCAGGCCGAGTCATCCACGGTGTTTAGCATCGATGGAAATGCAGAAGCGGTGAATTCTGACAGCTGGCTGACCGAATACAGTGAGCTCTTTTACAACGACATGGATGATTACTGGGAGCCACCCATTAGTCGCACCGGCTTGGCGCGTATCCCAAATGCCAACGCGTACCACGGCAGTTGCTTGATTGCGCGTGCTAACTATGTGAGCGCGCGTTTCACTGGCGGGGGCGGGATGAAGCGCCGCGAGATGCAGCAATTCTTGCGAGACTATTTCACCTTTGGCGATGCGGCGTTGCTCAAGCTGCGTGATTATTTTGGCCGTGTGATTGGGCTGTGCCCGTTGCCGTCAATGTACCTACGCCGCCGTAAAAATGGCAATTTTGCGTTGCTGGAGCGGGATGATAAGCAGCGCACCTATCGCGCAGAGGATGTGATATTTCTGCCTCAATATGACCCGCAACAGCAAGTGTATGGCTTGCCGGATTACTTAGGCTCGCTGCAATCGTCGCTGTTAAATGAAGATGCCACGCTGTTTCGCCGTCGCTACTACAAGAACGGCGCGCACATGGGTTACATTTTTTACGCCACGGACCCGAATTTATCGAAAGACGACGAGCAGGAACTCAAAGAGAAAATTCAAGCAAGTAAGGGCGTGGGCAATTTCCGCAGTATGTTTGTGAACATCCCCAACGGCGAGGAAAAAGGCATTCAGCTGATACCGGTTGGCGACATTGCGACGAAAGATGAGTTCGAGCGAATCAAGAATATCACCGCGCAAGATGTGTTAGTGGGGCATCGTTTTCCGACGGGTAAAGCGGGGATTATTCCCCAGAACGCCGGCGGCCTTGGTGATCCTGAGAAAGTAGGGCGCGAGTTTGCGCGTGATGAGATTGTTCCGGTGTGTGATTTAGTGATGGATGAGGTAAACCAAGACCCAGAGATAGCAATGGTGCCTAGGTTGCACTTGAGGTTTAACTTGGAATTTTAATTGGGGAAAGCAAAAACGCCCCCTGTGGGGCGCTATCTATCAGGCTGATTCCCGTTGGTTGTCACGTGTATGTTGTGTCAAACAAGGAACTTTCTTTTCTAGAGCGCTCAACTGCTCCCAAGTCACACCAAAACGCTCTGATGGGGTTCTCCCATTCTGATACAAGTTGGCAACGAAGCTCCTTGCGTCTGCTTTTTGCGCTTGAACGTTTTTCATATATGACTCCTAAAGCGCCTATTAATTAAGGCTATTACTTTATACTAGCATGGTGGACGAGAATAATCGAAGCCTATCCATCCAGCTGGGCGATGTATCTTACTCTTATCTGCTCAAAAGTCAAGCAGCGCTAAGGGTGTAGATACATGACGAAGGCATTCCTTGAGTCGTAGTCATCTACCCACTCCATACCTAAGTCAGTGTAATAGCTGCGAACACCAGGAACAGGGCCTGTAAACACAATTTGCTCGATGTTGGCTAGCTCTTCGTTGTTCAGGTATAAAGCATAAGCCGCATAAGCGTCAACTATTAAGGGGAGAAATTTGTGGCACCACTCATTTCCGGCGTCGTTCCTTTTCTCGAGAAAATCAATTTCTACGGCTTTTTTGTCGTGTCTTAAACAGCCAATTGTATACCCGATACAAGCATAACCACTACTTGGTGTGCCGTAATATATGACAGAGTGAACCATATGTTTAGGGTTGCTGACCCCTGTCGTGGCTGCTCCAGCTTTTAAGCTAGGAACCCATTGGATTTTTTTCTGGTCAACAAGGCGTTGTAAGTCATCATGGGTCTCAGCATGCATGGAGCACATGGTGATCTGCTTCTCGAAGTCATCACTGTGAGCCTCTGACACTTGCCCAAAAATTGCGTCTTGAATCTCGTTGTATGATGGCTCACTCATGCATGCTGTCCCCATTAGTTAGTCACCAAAGTATATTTGTTGAACTGCCATCAAATCAATACACATTAACCTCAAAAAACATATATCCTGTACAAAAATACAGTGTAGATATAGTATGGATTTGAGTGATGAGGGCCAGCCATGAAAGTTTACTGCCAATGTGGCGCGGTGGCACACGCGCCAAAACATGAACAAAATGGTGATAGCAGTGATTTGCACTGTGTGTGCAGTGACCCAAATTGCGGTCACAGCTTTGTGCAGGCCGTGGGCTATAAACACACCTTGCAGCACAGCAAATTAGAGTTAGAGCAGGGCGCTTTTGTGAAACAGAAGCGCATTTTTTGCGGCTGCGGCTCCCGCGCGCGGATCACCAAAACCAACAGACTCTCGCAAAACTGTGCTGATGTGTACTGCCAGTGCACGAACCCCGATTGCGGCCATCAGTTCGTCGCGTTCTCGCACTACCACAGCCCACTGTCCCCAAGCGCGAAAACTACCGATGAACTCGCCAGCGCGCTAATCAAATCACTCACGCCAGAGCGCCGCAAAGATTTGCATAATCAGTTGTCGTTGTTTTGAATTTACTTTACGCCAAATAAAACAAGGGGGTTGTTGTGGGAAAAAGTGAAACAGATGCTGAAATTGAAAAGTTACAAAAAAAGATAAAGTGGTCTTGGTGGGCGGCTGGAATTACTGCCTCTCTAGTGCTGGTCACTTATTTTGGTTGGTTTTCAAACTCCGGTTCTACCTTATCCCTTGATACTACTGTATGGGGCGGCTTTGGGAGTTACTTTGGTGGTATCTTAGGCCCTATCGTTGCTTTGTTCGCTTTATATTGGTTAACACAATCAGTACTCATACAGAAAAAAGAACTATCAGACACACAAAAAACACTAGAAGAAACTCAAAAAACGCAAGAAAAGAAGCGGTTCGAAGATACGTTCTTTTCACTTTTAGAACAGTTTAACTCTGTATCTCGAGAGGTTTATGATGTCAACAAAAAACTTTATGATGCGATTAATACTTCTTCGAATGAGTGTGCTGGCACCTCCAATAATTTAGATATAATTAAAATTATCATTTCAAGAGTGCATTGGAAGCAAAGAAGATATTTCTATTTTACCTCTTCACAAAGTGATAACTCGAACCTTAATGATTTAAGTCATTACTTTAGAGTATTGTACCACATACTAAAGTATGTGGATTACGCTGATAGTTTTTCGAGCAATGAAAGGGTAATTGATAATGGAAAGTTTTATACCAACATAGTTAGGTCTTTTTTAAGTCATAGAGAAACCATGCTGTTGGCTTTTAATTGTGCTGAAGAAAATAAAAACGATCAGTTTTACAACTATAAGAGGCTAATTGAAAAGTATGAGATGCTAGAACATATGCGCGTCGATGACGATTTTGTTGGTTTGGTTTCTTTTTATAATAGAAATGCATTTGGTAAGAACGAAAAAGCTCAAGAGTATTACAATTTAATGGATGAGTTGGGTTTTTTTGACCCGCCTAGGAGTTTTTCTTTAAGGGATAATGATATTTCTTCTACTAGGGTATGGAGAATGATTCCGTTTAAATGAGAGCTTGCAGTAAATTTAACTATGCAGTCACCTAGTCACTCACACCAGAGCGGCGCAAAGACTTGCATAATCAGCTTTCACTATTTTAATGCAAAGTCATAGGTGTTTTAAAAGAGGCTCTAAAGCGAGCTTCTTATGTCTTGGACGGCTTTTAATGCGTCGTTAAAAACCTTATATATTTCTCTTTGCTTATTAGCTGCTTCAAGGGATAGGTTTTGATACGTGTCAAGTAGGTATGGTGATTGAGTAATTTCTTCTTCTGAGTTTTTGTTTAAAAAATCATCCTGTTTTTTTCTGGCTGAATCAAAGTCCATGAAAGCGCGGTAAACGCTCTCATTTAAAGAGAAGATTTCGATGTCTTTTAATTTTACTAGTGTTTTTTTGTCTGCAATTTCTCTAGCCTTTTGATATGTTTTGTTGTAATCGTTAAGAATCATTGATACTGGCTCGAAACGTAAGGCTACTTTCCCCCTAAAGCTCAAACTATCTCTATTTATCGCTTTTTCGCAAAACTCCCTATCATAGGTGTGTAATAAGTCCTCGAGCGTGCTTAGGTATTCATATATCAGTGAGTGTTTATATTGCTCCTTCCATTGCCCAATAGACAAATATGAAATATAGGCTGCCGCCATGGCACCTAACCCAGATAGCGTCCCACCAACGGAAGTCAGCGTGTCTATGAATGAGTTACTCACTTGGATGTTAAAGCCAAACAGCATCCCAACCAGCACTAACGCGAGAACAGATACGACAATTGGGATGTTACTCATGATGCTTACCTACGCTTGGAACCAGCTTGTTAGTCTAAACACCTGAAAAGACACAAACCACACTTTAGCGGTGGGGGAGCTGCAAAGTGTGGTTTGTTTCATGTGATTACATTCTCTCGGGGCTCGGGATATCAGGTAGCGGCTATGAACCATCGCCATCGCACCGGGTGGTGCGCTGGTCCTCGTTGTCTTTTGCTATCAATCGATAGAGATAGGCTGCAATTGCGGTTTTGTAGGTATCCGTGTTGCATGTGTCTTGCGATAACGCACAATCCAACCACACTACCGTTTGCGTTTTAATATCAGACATTTAGCCTCCTGACCATTCCCGACCACTGTATATTAATACAGTGCTTTAAGTGATTACAACTGTATGTTTTTGATTGACCTATCAAATACGAACATCCAGCTTTGCATGAAGGGCGCTTGAGCTGCGCCTTATGCGTTGAACATCACCAGGCTAAACCCACTTTTTAGAATGCAAGGGCATTTAGGGGGGTAAATTGAAAAAAAATTGAAAAATTTTTTATGGGGGTGAGTTACCCACAAATTCTGTGGGTAACTGCGGTACAGTGGCTAACCTAATCACTCTGCGAGCAGCTCCGCTTTAAATGAATCCGTCCGCATTGTCGTCTTCCTCAAAGTTACTGGGTGATGCCTTTAGTGCTTTAGTGATCATGATGCCTTTGACGCTCTGCCCATCTTCCCCCTCTGCATGGTAAAGCACCTTGTCGCATGACTCGCAGCGAGCTAACACGATCATGGCTGCCTTGCTTTCGTGGTGCATCATGTTATGGACCTCAGCGATTTCATCGCATCGAGGGCAGGTTAAGTAGTCGTACATAGTGGCCTCCTTGCATTTTCAGAGGCTATGCTAGCACGTTCATTTTTTTCGCTTTTCGACTCGCTTCAACTGATTGAGTGGTGTTTCACTTTCTACACTTACGAACCGGCTTGGCGTATCTGCGTCGCATATGTTCACTAGTGCATTCAGAGCTGAGCAGTTCTCTAGTTCCGCCATCCTGTTGAATTGGTCTAGCAGTGTGTTTACGCCTGGGCATGATTGCCAGCCGTTTTCGTCATCTAACCCCAACCAGTCGCCTTTGTTGTCGATCTCGACCTCGAGTAGCACTTTTACTTTTTCCATTGTGGCTCCTTACTGCGCGTTCTCGCGCTGTTGGTTGATGTGATTCCAATACTCACCCGCGTAATCAGGTGGGGCAGGTGTGCGTTTTCCTTTAGGTTTTTCTGGGGTTTGTACGGGCGGTTCTGGCAGTCGCCATGCTGGCTCTGACTCTCTAATGCGAAGCTCTGGGCCACGCGGGGTTTGCACGATGCTTATTTGCTCGCCATATCCGGTAATGATGGATTGCCCGTTGGCCAGTGCTTGGGCTTTAAATAGGCTTACGTCCCTGCCAGTCCTTGCCAAATGTTGGAGTATTTCGGCAACTATTGGGCTTGCCTTTTCCGCTCGGGGATCCTTTTTAGATCGTTCCGTACAGTTATTGACAGAGCTCCAAGCGGCGCAGCTGTCGCTGCTTTTACGGGTGCTTTGCACCCGCTTAATCACCCAGCCATCTTCACGGGTTTCGGCCACGGTGATTCCGTAGCAAACCCCTTTTAACTTCTGGACGTTCTCGGCGTGTTTGTTGGTGTGCGGTGCATAAACCAATTTAACTGGGCGGTCTTTTCTTGGGCAGTAGGTACCGCCGCAGGCCTCGATAAACATATCCCAGCGGCCAACATCGGCAGCATGGCGGGCGGCTTCCAGCACGCCATGTTCTGCGCGCACTTCTTTGAATGATCGGATTTTCGGCTGGTACTTTTCGCCGTTCTTGCGCGCTTCTTGGCGTTTGATTAGCTCGGCTTGGTCTGGGTTTTCCATCCGGCGTAGCTCACGCCACACGGTGACAGATGGCCCACCTATTTGCTGAAACTGGCGAATTCCCCATTCGCTCGCCCAACCCACCACTGACATGGCGGTGGTATCGGCAGCGGCCTCGGCTTCTTCATCAATGCCGACTTTGTAACCGTCTACGTTTTTCGCGATGTACTTAGCGATATAGCCGGTGGCGCTGCCTTTTTCTGGGTCAATCTCTTTCCAGTCAACACGTGCACGAATGCGGCGGCGGGTTACTTCAATGTGGTCTTTGTCTAGCGGGGCAAAGTGCCCCTCTTTACTAAAGCTTTTTGCCCAAATAGAAAAATCGCCGCTATCAACGCGCAGTTCTTCCCGATGCTCGCGGGTAAAATATTCTGAAAAGGCGAACCGGATCAGTTCTGCGTCTTCCGGTTTAAAGAACAGCAACATATGCCAATGCGGCGTGGCGTCGTGGTGCGGTTCGGTGACACGAAAGCCCATCATGTGGACATCCCGCCGGTTTAGAAACGCGCGCACTTTCGCCCACACGTTGCAAAGGTATTGATTGGTTTGCTTGGGGTTGGCGCCGTTGTATTTTTTATTGCTATAGGCTTTTTTGTTTTTGCCTGTGGTAAAGGCGTGATATGCCGACGGGGCCGTGACAGTAATCATTGCGCCCATCATTTCTTCTTCCTCGGCCAGCTTTTCGAACCCGGCCATACGAACCATCAATTCAGTGCGGCGAATCTCTGGGTTAGAAACGCTGGCTTGCACGGCATCCCAAAGCAAGATTTCTTTTCCCAGCCACTCGTTCTCTGCCATCATGTCTTTGAGGGCGTGCTCGTTGGCAGTGCGTCGCTCGCGATATTCGCGCAATGCGGCTTGACTCAAATAGGGCGAAACGCCTTTCCGAACCTTGCCTGCAATAATTCGGCAGTGTTCGGAAAAACGTCTGTGTGCTAAATCCAGCTTGCGCGCCCACCAGGTTTCATCAATCAACCGCGACATAATGGAAAGTCGCAATGTTTTTCTCACACGCTCGTTGTATTCTTTATTGCTTTCGTCTTCCCGCTGAGAGATAGTCTGTGGCGGTACCGAGGGCGAAAATCCCCACAAGTGTGGAATGGCGGACACTTCTTTATAGATATCATCAATATCCGCACCGTTCTTTTCGCCTGAAACAACAACATTCATGCACTGGTTGGCCAGGTCGTTGGCGAGTTTGGCGCGCGTGGTTTCGTTTCTAAGCTGCTCGATGTGAACTGGAAACTGGCTCACCGCTTTTTTTAGCAGCGCGACTTCACGACGCAGCCAGATGTTTGCGCTGCGGCTTTGTCCGTTGCGCTTAACGTACTTCATCCAGCGGCCTAGCCACTGGTTGTACATGGTCATCGCAATATCAATGGGTAATCCATCAACGATTCTGCGCGCCCATGGTTCGTCGTCTTTCCATAGTGCGCGCAGCGTAATGCTTTGGTTGATGATTTCTAAATCAGGGGTGTTGAACTGGTTCATTGCACACCCATTTCCGCCAGTTCGTGTGCATCGGCTACCAAATAACCGCCTAGACCATTTCCGCGAGTAATCACCCCTTTAAAAATGTGGCAGCACTCAAGCTGCTGGCAGGCTTGGTCGATGGCGGTTTGCATGTCGTCCAGCTCGCCAACTTCGATCGCTTTTGGTTCTTCTGTTTCAGGGTGACGAACCACGCCGCCATCACCGCTCAATTGAATTGCGTAATATTGCATGCCGCCTCCTACTTCACAGCTGATTGCGCGCATTCGACGATTCGGAAATTTCCGTCACGGTCGAATACTCGATTCATCAATAGCGCTTCGATGTGTTCCGTTTCGCGATATAAATCCGCACTTGCTGATCGGCGTACTATGTTGATATCGAGAAAGAAATATCCATATCGATTCATCGCATCAATCAACGCCTTGGTTTCCTGCTCGAGTTGTTCTAGCGTTCTATGCGTCGTCAATTCTGATAAATGACTAGGATCTGGTTGGATGCTGTCGCGGCGGCTAATGGATAGCGCGGGCAGGGCGTGCTCTCCCCAGCTTGGGTGCTCAATCATCTTGCCGATGAATAAGCCGTCAACCCATTCAATTAACGCGCAAAGCTGGCTGTCTTCATCCAAATACAGCTGTCCGCGCACGGGGTTACCTTTTCCGTTCCAATACTTTTCCATCGTGTTAATCCTTTTTAGTGGCAGTGAATGTGCCCTTGAGCACGTAGTAAGCGCATTCAAAATCGAGTTGCTTTTGCACATAAAAATCGAGCCTTACGCCCGTGAGTAGATAGATGCCCATCCTTTGCTCCTATAAATACTTGATTGAATTGGCGGCGAATTGCTCGGCCATTTCTTGGGTCACTTTCGTGTCTTCCGTGATAAGCGCGCAGACTGTCCAGCGCTCGGGGTTGGGGCTTTCAAGCTCTAGCTCACGTGCCATGCTCAAGGTTCTGGCGCTGTATTGAGGATCACTGACGGTGACGTTGCCGTGCGGCGTGGTGAATGTTTGTTGTGCCATTTGTTTCGTTCTCCCTAAAACGAGTGACAAAAAAAGCCCCTTGCGGGGCAAACGCTGGTGCAGTGGCTAGCGAAAATCGGCTTTGTCTAAGCGCTTGATGGGACCAAGCACTGTTGCAAATCGGTTGACGATGCGCTCGAGGCGAGAAAGGCCAACGCGCAGTTTGTCGCGGTCGGCGGTGTCAAAGTCTTCAAAGCTCCAGGTGTGCAGGTGATGATCTAAACCGCCTGCGGCTAACACCATGGCGCGTTCGGCAGCGGCCAACGAGTTGAACGCCATTCTTAGTTGGCTGGCGCGGTGGCTGCGCCCAAACAGCGCACGGGCCTCTGCGATGCTTTCCGCCGCGGGTTTCGGGTTCGCCTTGGCTGCATCAACAATGGCGTCACACTCGGCAAGGTTGCGTGGACGGCCGGTAATCACTTGCAGGCTGAGCGCTTTGTGTTGGGTGCTGATATTTTCGGCTTGAGACATGGTTCCCTCCTAGGCTGGCGTGTTAACGGCAGTCCACTCTTCTTTTGCTGCCTTGTAACGCGCGTCGATGTAAGCGGCTAAATCGCTGACGTGAATCAGCGTTGGGCTGCGCTCGCTGTCGCGCAGTTTGAACGTTGGCACGGGGAACGTGCCGGCTTTGGCTTGCTGTTCTGCGGTGCTCTTTTTCACGCCAAAAAACTTTTCACACACGTCTTTCAGCGGGATGGTTGTCGTTTCGTAATGAGCAAGCAGCGCAAATTGTGTATTCATCGGTGTCGTCTCCTTAACTCAAGCCGGGGATAGGCATGCCACTACCGACGGCATCAACGGCCATCGACAGGAACGGCGTCATGCCGGATGTGCGGTTTTCTAAATCGCTCACCATCATCACCAGGTTTCTGATGCCTCGGTGCGCGGTCTCTTTTAAGCGGTCGCGCTCGGTGCGCGGCAGGTAGTGATTGCCGCCATGCTGCAATGCAGCGGCAGAAATCTCCCCCGCGTGCTGGCTGGCTTGCAGTGCGCGAGTGGCAAGGCTGGCCGCCTCGTCGCTCTCGGGCACCTTGGCGGCCACCATTCTCAAATCAAACAGCAGTCCACTGACTAGCGTTTCGTCGTCGGTCACGTGTGTAAGCGTGGCGAGCTCTTTGGCGGTGAGCTGATGCGGCTGCTCGGGGTTGAGCTTGTTGCGCAGCACTTGCGCACGGATCTCACTTTGCGACGCCAATTGCTGCAAGTTATGGCGGTTTGCAAAGGCGCAACACGCATCGTCAAAAGACTGATGTTTGAGCTGACGAAATTCACACATTGAGTCATTCCTCTCCATGGCTGACACTCAAATGAGCACGTAAGGCGCCAGCACTGACGCAATGCCAATAATGTGCAGCCATACAGGGCACTTTGGTTCGCGTGGCTGGTCTGATGTCTGCGACTCCCAGCGCCAGTCTTTTATTGCTGGCATGGGTTTTGAGTTAAAAAGGTTGAGGAACCGCACGGCTAGTCCTCCTGCTCAGCGGCAATTTGTGCCAGCTTGACCATGTTGATCAGCACCCCGCTTTGGGCAGAGGTTTTAGGCATGATTGGAATCTGTTTATTAGCAATAGCTCGGTTTAGTGACGCTTGGGACCACCCTGTGCGACGCAAAAATTCCAGTTTTGTGCACACAGGCGTATCAATTGCTATTTGAACTGAAGCCATAGTGGTATCCTTTTAGGTTGCTTATTGTTAACTATTGCGAACTATTGCACTGTTGGTTCGCTTTGAGGTGAATTTAGATCGCTTATGAGTAAATTGCAAGCAAAAGTTCCCGCCTTTGACTACAAAGGGGGTAGGTCTGTGACTGATAAGTTGAAAGAGATCACGAATTCGCGTGATTTTCTTTCGCTTGCGGATGTTTACGGTGTTCCCAAGTCCACAATTTCGACCTGGCATCAACGTGATTTATGCCCATTCGAAATCGTTATCCGAACTCACCTCAAATACGGGGCATCTATTCGGAACCTCGTTCTCGATGAGGGACCAATGTATGACTCAGGTCCCAAGGGTGAATCTCTTGTTCTGGAGCGATTAGCCAATGGCTCACTTGAAGAAGTCCGAAAGACCTACATAGATGTGGAAACGCTGAGCGAGTACGGCCTTTCGCCTGCGACTGCAAAGGTTGTGGATACCGAATCAGAAAAACTCTTTATCGATACAACGCAAACCAAACCTGTCAGCGGTCGTTACCTGATAAACATGGATGGCGTTCTATCGGTTAACTCGATTCAGCGAATACCAGGCAAGCGCCTCGCGATTCACTTTGAAGGCTCAAACGTTGAAGTTAACGATGAAGATTTAGAAGTCATTGGCCGCGTCGTCATGGCTATGACAAAAGAGTAATCCAGCGCCCAAAGAGGCGCTTTTTCAGTTGGTTTAGGGAGGAATCATGAAACAAGAAAACCAGAACAGCGAACAAAAAACACCGAAAGGTAAAGGATGCCTGCAAGCTATCATTGGTATTTTTGTGATCGCTTTTGCTTTGGCTCTCTTCACAGATGACGAACCAGCCAAAGACTCAACACCTGTTGCGCAAGAGCAGTCCGCCACGGATCAGAAAATTGATGGCATAATTAATCAAGCCCAACCGTATAAAGTGGGCTACTCGAAAGATTTGAGTATCGGAAATCGAAGCCGCTTTAACGCCAACATCACTACTGCTGACAATCTTAGTGATGAGCAATTGCTTGCAACGGCTGCGCAGGCAGCGAAAGATTTGCAGCTTAAAAATCGTGTTCAGGTTGCCAGTGTAAACGTCATGGTAAATGGCGCGCCTAAAGTTACCGTAAACTACGCCCCTGACATGAAAGGCTGGTCGGGTGACTACACCGGCGGCCGCTTTGTGATTGAGTGAGGTAAGTTTTTGGTCAAGGCCAGTTTTGGAGCAGACTTATGGATGGATCAGATTTAATTGCAATCGTCTTGGCGGTCTTGTCCGCTTTTTTTGCGGGGGTATCTTCTATTCCTGTTTTTCATAACTGGCTACTCCGTTTCACTCTCTCGTCTAAGGAAAAAGAAGTTCTTTCTTTGATTTATGAGAGTAAAGATAGTGCTCTTTTCATTCCTGGAAAAGGGATGACAATCCCACGTTCAGGAAACTTTGTTTCTGTCGATCATGAACATCACTCCCTTGTTGACAAAGTTCTAGCCGTATCCGAGCGAAAAGATTTAGATAGGTTGCATTTTCGCCTTACAGATAAAGGTAGAAAAATAGCAAAACGACTCAATAAGCATTAAAGTTGATCGCCAGCTCAGTATCATGAATTCGCCGTTATTCACTAGATTTTAATGCTGTATTGCGATAGTGAGCTACTTTTTATCATGCAACTTATGCGAGGACAATTCCGTGTACACTGTCCACAACACGTTCAGTTTTTGTGGGGATTTTAAATTAAATCACTATATCTTTCTTTTATCCTTTTAGCGTGTTTGAATTTATTGTCATCATTTTCGATTTTTCCTAATACTTCTAAACACTCACCCACTTTAGCTTTCAGTCTAACGCTTTCAGAAATTATTTTTTCAACATCTCTTTTGCTTAATAACAACTGTGCTACGTCATTATATTTATACTTTTCGTTAGTATGAACGTAGTCAGATATATGATTGTCCATGAATAAAAACCATTCGCAAAGGAAGCTAATTTCTCTGTTAGAGGTTACTGACTCTATTGACAAAGAGTAGTGTTTAGGAGACGTCGGTATCATCGCAGAGAGCAACGCAGATCTATTCCAACTGTTATTAATGTTATTGAGTGATGGTGGTAGGCTCCCATTTCCAGAAAAGATAAGAAGCTTGGATATTACATCTCTTATTATGTTTAGTGATTCTGAGGGGCTGAAAATATTGAGCACAAAGTGTTTTCCTTTAAATTCGAGACTAATATCGCCGATTTCTTCTTTTTTTTCAAAATCGAAATAGAGCATGCTCCTTAGTCTAAAGATATCAAAGACTATGTCGCAGATTTTGTTTTGCCTCTCGTATTTATTGAACCTGTCCATTATTGATAATTTTTCTTCTATGTAGTTTAGTGCTTGAAGTATATCATTGAGGTCGTTAGGTTTTTTTGGATTTTTAGGGTTTTTTGTTTCTATTTTAAAATCACACTGGGAGAATCCATTGTTAGGGAATAGGTTTCTATATAATTTTTCACTATCATAAAAATTCAATTCATGGGCTTTTTCTATGTTGCTAAGCAGTTTTTCGAAGCTCTCTCTATGCCCCGTATATCTTTGAAAGGCTATCAGTTTGTTTTGCTCATCCCAGAGTTTGTCTTGTTTTTCCTGATATACTCTTTGCTCTTTCCTTATTTGTTTCTGTTCTTTTTTTGTTCTAAAGCTTTCTCTTATTAAAAATATTAGAGTTCCCAAGGTGCCCACAGCAGCCAGTACTGAGCTCCAATTGGCAACTTCTTTTGATTCAATATTAGAGTAGAAAAAGTAAGGTAGGGTTACGCCTCCTAAAATCATCCCAAAAACAGCGGATAATAAAACGGTGAAGATAAACCATTTATTCTCTTTTATTTTATTCGTTATTTCCTTGGTAGTATTCTTCATTCCAAGCCCTTGTAGGTGACAGAGACATATATTTCTAGTGAAAACTCTAGTGCTTTTTATCATGCAGCTTATGCGGGAACAACTCTGTGTACACGGTCCACAGCACGTTTAAGTTCCGGTGGCCTGTCACCTGCGCCACTTCCTCAATCGAATAACCTTTCTCAAATAGGCGGCTAGCGCCCTCTCGCCGTAAATCGTGATAGCGCAAATCGGTAATGCCTAGCGCATTGCGCACACGCTGAAATCCGGCGGTCACTGAGCGCGGGTTATACGGAAATATCCGATCACTTTCTCTTGGTTGGCGCATCACAATATCAAAGCTTTCACCCAGCAAAGGGACCAACATGTGGTTGCCGCTTTTCTTGCGTGGGTCTTTCCGGTTACGCACTAGCACTTGTTTGTTCTTTTCGTCTAAGTCTTCCCACGTGATTGCGCATACTTCGCCAATACGCATACACGTCAGTACCGAGAAATCGAGAATATCGATAAACGGAATACGCACGTTGCCGTTCTTGCGGAAGTTCTGCCGTTGCAGCAATCCCTCGCGCAGTTGCTCGAGTTCATCATCTTTGGGTCGCCGCGTTCGCTTCTCGCTTCTGCCGATCAGTTTCATCTCAACCAGTATCGGAATGGTTTCTTCGAACACGCCAACGTTCGCATCGATGTTAAACACGGGTTTGGCTTTGCGCATTACCGAACGCAAATAGGCTACATCATGATAAACAGTCACCGGCTTAGCACCGGCGGCTATACGGTTTTTGCAGTGCTGGATAATGTCGCTGGGTTTTAGCTCGTTGCTGAGCACGTTGGCAATGTCGCAGTCTCTCAGCATTTCGATCACGTAGCGCTTTGTGCGCCCCGTGTTGTTCCATAAGTTGGCATCGTATATGTATTTTTCGATAAGCTCGCCAAGCGTAACAACCTGTGACTTGTTTACGCCCTCGGCTTCTAGCTCGAAAACCCGTTTTTTACCATACTCAACGGCGTGTGCTTTTTTCCTGAATGTTTTTTGCTCTCGGTGTATAATCCGGCCGCCTTTTTTGATGACGACCTGAGAGCGGTATCGGGATTCACCACTGACAAGTTTACGGTGTTCTATAGAGTACGATGCCAT